ATCTTCTCGGAATGATCCAGATGCCGCCGCCAAAGTATGAGCTCATCACGATACCAATTGAAAGGCTTCTAATCTTCAGGACCAAGAGCAGGAAAGGTAGCCCGGAAGGAAAGAGCATCCTCCGTAATGCATACCGCAGCTGGTACTTCAAGCGCAGGATCCAGGAGATAGAGGGAATAGGTATCGAAAGAGACCTGGCCGGTTTTCCGACTTTGACAGCTCCGGAGGGAATGAACATCTGGGATGAAGACGACCCGGAAATGGTAGCTGTCAGGATGGCTGCAGACAGGATCGTCCAAAATATAAGACGAGACAGCCTGGAAGGTTTGACATTGCCGGCCGGCTGGAAGCTGGAGTTATTAAGCACAGGAGGACGCCGGCAGTTTGACACCAATGCAATCATCGAGAGATACGACACCAGGATAGCAATGACCGTCCTGGCCGATTTCGTTTTATTAGGTCACCAGAAGGTGGGCAGCTTTGCATTATCCAGCGACAAGACGGAACTCTTTGCAATGGCCGTCGGAGCTTACCTGGACATCATCTGTGAGACCATCAACAACAAAGCAATCCCGGCGCTGATTGATTTAAACGCTCAACACTTCGCAGGTATTACCGATTATCCGACGCTGCAGCACGGAGACATTGAAAGCGCAGACATTCAGGCTCTGGCTTCTTACATCAAGGATATGACTGGCGTCGGTGTGCTGGTACCGGACGACCATCTCGAAGATTACGTGAGAGAAGTGGCCGGCCTGCCAGAAAGGCTGGATGATGGAACTAACCCAAGGCAGCCAAGACCGGCAAGAGATAACAATTCTGATGTGAAGCCAGGCAAAGAGGCAGACAGTGACGACCTGGGAGATTTGGAGGACGACGATGAAGCTGTAAAGAAGGCTAAGGAACGACTGGGGAGGTATGATTGATGTTCAGGATCCGGAAGTCAATTCACCTTCACCCGATATACAAGGCAAAGAGGAAGAGCAAAGCAGCACAAGAGGTCCTCGACAAATTAAACGCATTCCTGGACGCAACGGAACCGGAGCCGGTTTATTTCCTCACCAGGCTATGGAAGGACCAGCAGCAGGCCATAACATATAAGGAATTAAGAGAGGCAATTCTCAACGGTTACATCGACGAAAAGACCATCCAGGCCTGGCAGAACGACTACGCAAACTTTGTAAACGAACACCTGAAGCCTTTATGGATTGAGGCTATGCAGGCAGCAAACGCAGATTTGATGGCAGCGCATCCGGATTATTTCTTTGACCCCATGAGCCAGGGCGTCCTTAAATGGACCAACGAACACGGAGCTCAATGGGTAACGGTAATAGCAGAGGAACAGAAGGAAGCAATATCGGCCATGCTGGAGCATGCATACAGCGGAGCATTCACCGTCGACGAGCTGGCCAGAACGATCCGGGCAACAATAGGCCTGAATAAGGTCCAGGCCAAGGCCAACCTGAACTATTATCAGCATGTGAAAAACACACTCCTGGAGAACAACCCAGGAATGAAGGAATCCACGGCCCAGAAAAAGGCTCAAGAAGCAGCGGCAAAATATGCAGCCAAGCAGCATAGGCAAAGAGCTTTCACTATTGCCACAACCGAAATGGCATTCGCTTATAACAAGGGAGCTGATGAGGGAATAAAGCAGGCCCAGGAGCAGAACCTCATAGGCAAAGTGGTGAAAGTTTGGAGCACAGCCGCAGATGAAGGCGTATGCTCTATATGCGGAGCTTTGGACGGCGTCGAAGTGGAAATGGGCGCTGATTTTGATTTCAAAGGAAACGAGCTATACAGCGGCCAGAAGGAGACCCCGCCGGCACATCCGCGCTGCAGATGCGCGCTGCTTTATGTGGAAAAAGAACCACCGAAATACCAGACGGTACCGGACCAGGACATGATCCAGAGCTGGAGCCCCGAAGACCAGATACCGGCGCCGGAACCCATGGAACCCGTAAAGCCAATGATACCACCGTCAGAGGAAATGCCACAAGGTATGAAATACAATGGCAAGGCAAATCTCGGAGGAACCGGTGAAATGCATTCATACATCGACAAGAATGGCCAGGAATGGTTATTCAAACCGGCACAAAGCAAATCCGGAAAGCCGGAAGCCTTCAGAGCATATGTCCAGGAAGCCGGATACAAGGTCCAGGCAATAATAGATCCGGACACAGCGGTACCGGTAGGAACAGGAGAGCTGGGCGGCAAGTTTGGAGCTTTCCAGAAGAGGATAAACACCATAGGCGATAAGATAGACCTGAAGCACTGGCAATACACCAGCGACCAGCTGCCACCAGGAACGGCCGCACAGCTGCAGAGAGAACATGTAACCGACTGGCTGCTGGCCAACTTCGACAGCCACGGCGGCAACTTTATAATGGACGACGCCGGCAGGCTCATAGGGACAGACAAAGAGCAGGCATTCAGGTACATCAAGGAGATAGGTGCCCAGCAGATGAGCTACACATACCACCCCAATGCAACCTACGGAGAGACAGAGCCAATTTATAATACTTTATTCCGGAGATTTGCAAAGGGAGAGATTGACCTGGATCTACAAGACACATTGACATACATCAAGAGAGTGGAGGCGATCCCGGACGATCAGTACCGTGAGATATTCAGGAGCTATGCAGAGACCCTTCACGGGAAAGGAAAAGAAGCAGAGGAACTGCTGGACCAGATCGTCGAGAGAAAAAACCGGTTAAGAGAAGACTACCGCCAGTTTTTCAGTGACCTTCTCACCGAGAGGACCGGAAAGAAACAAGCGTTCGTCTGGGCGGACGAGGCTGCAGAGCATATGAAACAGCCGCTGACTGCAGTAACACACAGCCCGGAAACCCTGCAAAAGATGAACATGGTCGAGCTTAAGCAACTGGCCAAGCAAAAGCAGATCCCATACTACAACAACATGAATAAGACCCAACTTGTAACAGCCATATCGGACCCGGTTAAAGCACCTGAAATGAGCGCCCAGGTAAGAAACAGACTAATGGCCAACGAGGCAGCCAGGAAAGCAGCAGCGAGGGCACCGGTACCACAGAAGGCCAAAGAGATCATATCTGCAGATGATGTGTTCCAGGATGCGTCGATTATTCCGGATAAAAGGCTGGGAGTTCCAGTCAGAAGCGACAAGGGCAGCGTTGAAGGCCTCAATTTGACGGCCAGGAGAATGCGCCTATTAGACGACGCAAGCGGTACCGAATACGAGGTATACGAAATATCCGGAAAGCTCACCAGGGATACATGGTCCAAGACATGGGATAAAATGAAGCCTATAGGAGAAACGGGAGAACTGGAATTCGAGCTTGCGGACGATGTCAAAAAGCTCTTTGCTTCCAAGGCAGACCTCGGAGCTTCCATCCGGACCATGAAGGTGACTGATGGAGAAACCACATTCGAGCTTTATATCGATGGCCAGACAAGGAGATACAATGGATGGCGTGGTTTTTTCAGATTGAGAACTCCGGTAACCTCAAATGGAGCTGCGGACGCTGCAAATATGAGAAACATGCTGCAGAAGCTGGAGCTTGATGATCTTTTATTGAAACCGGACAGCGAGGCAGAGATGATCCTCAAAAAAAGCCGCCTTGTATGGCAACATGCTCCTCACCGTATCCAGGAATTAGATGGTTTGACGCCAGAGCAAATACCGGTTAAACTGGATATGATATTAAGGCAAGAAAGAATAGACCCGAAGCGTATAAATAACATGAAGCTGGTAAAAGTCTTTGACGGATATTCAACATACGTCGAAGAGGGCATCGTGGAGGCATACAAGAAGGAAGGCCTGAAATACGTCTGGACCGGAGTTCCGGACGGAGACGACATTGTAAAAATTATTCAGAGCCCAGGCCTGATGTCAAATAACAACCGTTTCAGAGCAGGAATGAGGCGCACAGGAGCAAGCCCGGTAGAAGACTTCAGGACCGGCGGCAGCGATAATGTATTTACCAGGTTAGGCGTCAAGAGCAAAAGCAACCCAAGGTTTGACGACTGCTACCGCGGGAACCGGTACCGCATTCTCATTGATCCAAAAGTCATGGAGAGGACAGACTGGTACGCATACGAGGGAGACTCCTTCGGGAGCTCGGATCCGTCGGCCATGGCCGGCAGAGTCTCACCGGTGGAATTCATCAAGCGAATGGCCACAAGCTACCGGTACGGCAATGAAATCATGTTCAGACACGGCATAGCGAAGGAGACATTTATCGGAATATCGTGCCAGAGCAATGCCCTGCGAGCAGAACTCCTGGAGAAGTTCAAACAGGCGCACATTACTGCAGTAAACGGGATACCGATAGAAGATTTTGTAAAGGTGGGATCTA